AGCGACCAGGCGCGAATGGAGCGCGGCGCCGCGCAGGTTCGCGGGTGCGACAACGACGGCTGGCCGATAGGTCACTGACGGTCCCACGGCCCGACGTTCCACGCCAAGGGGGTAGGGGGGGGCGAATTTATGACGGCGGCCGGCTCCTAGACCGAGCGCCCCCCTTTCTTCGCGCATCCACAGTTGGAAAGACGACCCCCCGACCGGGGCAGAAAATGGCAAATCCAAGGACACCAGCCGCAAAAGCGGCAGTTTCTGGCGCAGCGGCCAAGAACCCAAAACGGCACAAAGACCGCAAGACGCCGAAAAAGGCCAAGGCGGTCGGGCCTCCCTACAAGGGGATGACCAAACCGCAGATCGCGGTATGGCGTGAGCAGGTCGAAAACATGCCGTGGCTGCATGCCGGCCACCGGTTGTTGCTGCGCCAGGTCTGCATCTTGGCGGCTCGGATGGAGACCGACCCCGAGATGGGGGTTTCGGCCCTTCAGGCGCTGGGATCCCTGCTTTCCAAGCTCGGCGCAACGCCGGTTGACGAGACAAAAGTGAATCATGGCGGCGAAGAGGACGAAGACCCGGACGACAAGCACTTCTAACTGCCGGACCGGCGAGTACCCGCTGGCGGTGGTTGAAGGGCGAATCGTGGCGGGCCCCCACGTGCGCAATGCCTGCCGGCGACACCTGAAAGACCTGGAGGACGGCCACGAGCGCGGCTTGTACTTCGACCGGGAAGCCGCCGACAAGAAGATCGCCTTCTTCGAAGAAGTGTTGCGTCTGAGCGAGGGCCAGTTCGAGGGCAAACCTTTCAAGCTGCACCCAAGCCAGGCATTCAAGATCGGCAGTCTGTTCGGCTGGAAGCAGGCGGACGGCACCCGGCGCTTCCGCCGCGCATACATCGAGGAGGGCAAGGGAAACGGCAAGTCGCCGATGGCTGGCGGAATCGCGCTCATCGGGCTCTGCGCCGATCAGGAGGCTGGCGCCCAGGTGTACGCGGTGGCCTCGCACAAGGATCAGGCCGGCATTCTGTTCCGGGATGCCGTCAAGATGGTGAAGGCGTCACCGGCGCTGAAGAAGCGGCTGGAGTTCTCGGGCGGTGAGGGCAAGGAATACAACATCGCCCACCACAAGTCGCAGAGCTACTTCCGGCCGGCGTCTCGTGACGTTGGCAAGACTGGATCGGGCTACCGGCCGCACTTCGTCCTGGCCGACGAAGTGCACGAGATGGCGGACGGCAAGATCATCGAAATGATGGAGAACGGCTTCAAGTTCCGCCGTTCCCCATTGCTGTTCATGATCACCAACTCGGGCAGCGACCGTAACAGCGTTGCCTGGGCAGAGCATGAGCATGCGGTCAAGGTGGCTGCTGGCCACCACGAGGCCGTGAACGATCCGACCTTCGTCGGAGACGTCATTGATGACCGTACGTTCTCGTTCGTGTGCGGGCTTGATGAGGGCGACGAGCCGCTCGAGGATCCGGCCTGCTGGGTGAAAGCAAACCCGATGCTGGGTATCACCATCACGGATGAATACCTGCAGGGCCGGGTCGACCTGGCCAAACAGATCCCGAGCAAACTCAACGAGATCCTGCGACTCAACTTCTGCATGTGGACCGACGCCGACCAGGCGTGGATGAGTCGCGAAATTGTCGAGCCTGCGATGCAGTCGTTCGACAGGGCGCAGCACCATGGCAAGCGCCTCCATCTCGGGCTGGACCTGTCGCAGAACCGCGACATTACGGCTCTTGGTGCGGTAGTGGAGACCGGATCGAAGGAGGTCCTGGTAGAGGTTGAGGGCAAGAAAACCCTGGTCAACAAGCCAACGTTTGATGCGTGGGTGGAGGCGTGGACGCCGGGAGATACGGTCAAGGCTCGCGAACTGCGCGACAAGCTTCCCTACAGCACGTGGATTGCAAAGGGTCACTTGCACGCCCCGAAGGGGCAGACGATCAGCTACCGGCACGTCGCGCAGACGGTGGCCGAGTACGACCGGGACTTCGAAGTTGTCCAAGTGGCTTACGACCGGTACGCGTTCCGACAGTTCGAAGAGGAAGTGAAAGAGCTGGGGCTTTCCGTCTCGTTCGTTGAGCACCCGCAGGGTGGCCTGAAGAAGGGCAAGCCCACGGAGGCTGCAGTAAAGGCAGCTGCCGCAGCCGGCAAGCCGCCGCCGGAAGGCCTCTGGATGCCCGGATCGCTCCGGTTGTTCGAAGAAGCCCTTCTGGAAGGACGCGTCCGCTTGCTCGGAAACCCTGTGCTGGTGTCCGCAATCATGTCGGCCGTCATCGAGAGCGACAAATGGGAGAACCGCTGGCTGTCCAAGGCGCGTTCAGTCAACAAGATCGACGCCGCGGTGGCGGTAGTGATGGCCTTCGGCTCCGCACATTCATCGGTCGCGCCCGCCTCTGTCTATGAGCAGCGGGGCATCCGATTCTTATAGGAAACGCAATGTCCAGGTTCAACGAAGAAGACCTTAAGTCGCTGGACCGGCTCTGGAATCCACCGCCGGCGGCGCCACCAAGTGCACGCGCTGAGGCCGGCCAGTTCGCGGGAATGAATGATCCGGCACTGCTGGAGTTCATTCGATCACAGGGCGGCCACGGTGGCGGTGGCTACCAGTTGCGCAACATGGCAGTGCTCCGCTGCCTGTCTCTGATCTGCGGGACCATCGGCATGCTGCCGCTGAACCTGGTTGAGTCGGGTGGGAAGAAGCGGATAGCCACCGAGCATCCCGCGCACCGCCTCCTGAAGATCAAGCCGAATCCATGGCAGACGCCGCTGGAGTTCAAGCGGCAGATGGAGCTGGCCCGGCAGCGGCACGGGGATGCCTACGCGCGGATCGTGTGGTCAGCAGGCCGGCCAATCCACCTTATCCCGTTGGATTCCCCAGCGGTGCGGGCGGAGCTGGGCGACGACTGGCGCATGCTCTACCGGTTCAACAGCAAGAAGCGTGGCGAGGTCATCCTCAAGCAGGAGGAAGTGCTGCACATCCGCGACCTATCCGTGGACGGCGTGACGAGCCTGTCCAGGATGAAGTTGGCAGATCGGGCTATTCGCCTGGCGCTGGATGCGGAACAGGCAGCAAGCCGGATCTTTGAGACCGGCAACATGGCCGGCGGCGCCATTGAGGTGCCAAATGCGCTCAGCGAAAAGGCCTACGAGCGCATGCGCACGTCTCTCGACACCGAGTATGCCGGCGCCGCCGCGGCACAGCGCTGGATGTTGCTGGAGGAGAACGCCAAGGCGAACAAGTTCGGCAGCACCGCCCAAGAGGCCCAGCACGTCGAGAACCGCAGCGCACAGGTGGAGGAGGTGGCCAGGCTTTACGGCGTCCCCCGACCGCTCCTGTTCCTAAGCGACACCAGCTGGGGCACTGGCATCGAGCAGCTGGGGATCTTCTTCCTGCAGTACACGATGTTGGAGCACTTCACCAACTGGGAGCAGGCGGTCGCGCGATCGCTGATCGACGAGCGGGACCTGGAGCGCTACCAGCCCAAGTTCAACGTGCGGGCGCTGATGCGCGGCACGCTCAAGGATCAGGCCGACTTCTTCAAGGCCGCGCTCGGTTCCGGCGGTACGGCGCCGTTCCACACGCAGAACGAGGTCCGCGACCTGCTGGATTATCCGGAATCGGACCAGCCCGGGGCCAATGACCTGATCAACCCCATGACACAGAAGGGAAAGAGCAATGAGCCTCCGGCAGCTGCCTGAAATCCGTGCCGAGCGACGGCTCGGCGCCGCCCAGTTCGACATGCGTCCCGACGCTCTCGAACGGTGGGAGCCCGAAGTTCGCGCCGCCGGCAACGACGCGAACAGCATCTCGATCTATGACTCGATCGGCGAAAACTGGGAGGGCACTGGCGTCACCGCCAAGCGGATCAGCGCCGCCCTACGCGCCATCGGCGAGAAAGACGTGGTGGTGAACATCAACTCGCCCGGCGGCGACTTCTTCGAAGGTGTCGCGATCTACAACCTGCTGCGCGAGCACCAGGGCAGGGTGACAGTCCAGGTCATGGGCCTGGCCGCGTCGGCGGCGTCGGTGATCGCGATGGCCGGCGACGAGATCCTGATGGGTGACGGATCGTTCCTGATGATCCACAACGCTTGGGCGGTGGCCATCGGCAATCGGCACGATATGGCCGACGCGGCAAAGCTGCTGGAGCCCTTCGACACGGCCATGGCCAAGGTCTACGCGGCCCGCTCGGGCGTCACCGAGGCCGAGGCGGCTCGGATGATGGACGAGGAGACCTGGATCGGTGCCGCCCAGGCGGTGGAAGACGGCTTTGCCGATGGTCTGCTCGATGGAGCTGCTGCCACCAAGGATGCCAAGCAGGCATCGGGTGGGCGCAAGGCTCTGGCTTTGGTCGAAGCGGCGATGGCCAAGGCCGGCCACTCCCGATCCATGCGACGCGACACCCTGAAATCGCTGTTCAACGGCAAGCCGAGCGCTGCCGGGTCCGCTACGCCGAGCGCTGGCGGCAACGAAACCTCGGCCCTGCTGCAGGGCCTTCTCGACAACATCAAAGCCTAAGAGGCCAACACATGACCAAGATGACCCACGGCCGCGTCCCGCGCGGCCTCGTTTCCGTGCACGCCGATGGCGGCAGCCAGCCTGACGTGAAGGCGCTGGTGGAGTCGCTGAACAAGGCATTCGCCGAGTTCAAGGCCGAGCACACCAAGCAGCTCGAAGAGATCAAGAAGGGCAGCGCCGATGCACTGCAGGCCCTGAAGGTCGACAACATCAATGCCGATATCACCCGCCTGCAGGCTGCGGTCGACCAGGCTAACACCCAGATGGCCGCGTTCCAGATGGGCGGTGGTAGCGCCGGCAGCGGTGTCGCCGATGCCGAGTACACCGATTCCTTCCGTGCCCACTTCCGCAAGGGTGAAGTGCAGGCGGCCCTGAACAAGGGCGCGGCCGATGAAGGTGGATACCTGGCCCCGGTCGAATGGGATCGTTCGATCACCGACCGACTGGTCATCGTGTCGGATATGCGGCAGTTGGCCAACGTGCAGCCCTGCTCCGGTGCGGGCCTGACCAAGCTCTACAACACCGGCGGCACTTCGTCGGGCTGGGTGGGCGAAGAAGATGCCCGCCCGGAGACCGCAACGGCGAAGCTGCGGCCGCTCAGCTTCGGCTGGGGCGAGATCTACGCCAATCCGGCGGCGACCCAGCAGCTGCTGGACGATGCCGAGATTGACCTGGAGGCATGGCTGGCCGGCGAGGTCGAGCTGGAGTTCGCCAAGCAGGAGGGCGATGCGTTCTTCTCCGGCAATGGCGTCAACAAGCCGTTCGGCATCCTGACCTACGTGGACGGTGGCGCCAACGCGGCCAAGCACCCGTTTGGTGCGATCAAGGTGGTGAACAGCGGCGTGGCGGCCGGCATCAACGGTGACAGCATCCTGGACCTGGTCTATGACCTGCCGTCGGCATTCACCGCGGGCGCCAAGTTCGCGCTGAACCGCAAGACCCAGGGTGTGGTGCGCAAGCTGAAGGATGCGCAGGGCAACTACCTGTGGCAGCCGTCGCTGGTGGCCGGCCAGCCGTCGACCCTGGCCGGCTTTGCGGTGCAGGACGTGGCCGCGATCCCGGATGTGGCAGCAAACGCCATCGCCGCGCTGTTCGGCGACTTCAAGCAGACCTACACCGTGTACGACCGCAAGGGCGTGCGCGTGCTGCGTGACCCGTACACCAACAAGCCCTACGTGATGTTCTACACCACCAAGCGCGTGGGCGGCGGTGTGCACAACCCGGAGCCGATGCGCGCCCTCAAGATCGCGGCTTCGGCCTGATCACCCACCCGTCGGGCGGCCTCGCGCCGCCCGGCATCCACCCTGTGATCGAGGAGCCGCAATGGCAAAGTTCATCAAGCCCTTCCGTGGAGTGCCGGAAGGCGAGATCTATCCCGTCCAGTTCGTTGCCGGCGATGACTGCCCGCGCGAGCTGGAGGCCGGCGCACTCTCTGTCGGTGCGCTCAGCCTGATGGCAGACACACCGCCCCCGATCCTGCTGGGCTCCAGTGTTCAGCCGGCGAGCTTCGAGATTTCCGACGGCAGTGTCCTGTCGTTGGGCGATGTGGTTGGCCGCGCGCACGTAGCCTCGGGGCTGTCGGTGGAGGACTGGAACGCGCTCGATAGCACCGCACGCGAGGCGCTGATCGCCGATACCGTCGACAAGCTGTCCGAAGAGGACGACAAGGGCCAGGTCGCTGCCGAAGACAAGCCCGCCTTGATGGCGCAGCTGGAAGCCGCAGGTATCCCGTTCGACAAGCGCTGGGGGGCGGAGAAGCTGGCCGCTGCTCTGGCTGAAGGGAAGAAGGACTGATATGCCCATCGTCTCACTCGCACAAGCCCGCTCGCATGTGCGAGTTGAGGCCGATTACCCCGAGGAGCAATTGCAGGCCGCCATTGCCGGCGCGCAGGATGCAGCGCAGGCATACCTAAATCGGCGGATCTACCAGGACGCCGACGCCTTGGCTCTCGCACGGAGTAGCTATCCAGCTGCAATGAAGGCGGCTGTGCTTGCAAAAAGCCAGGCGCTTGCAGACGCGGTGTTCATTGAGGATAGCGACGAGCGCACTGCCGCAATAAGGCTGGCGGTTGTCGCCCATCGCGAGGCGACAGCCGACGCGGAGGCCTGCGTCCATGGCGTTGTTGTGAATCCAAGCATCTTCTCTGCCATCCTGCTGACGCTCGGTCACCTCTACGCGAACCGCACGGACGTGATCGTGGGAGCCCAGGCGGTCGAGCTACCCAACGGCGCCAAGAGCCTGCTGCGCCCATACCGAAGGGTGATGATGCCATGACGCTTCTAGATGGCGATCTGCAGCACCGCATTCGCTTCGAGCGCAAGACCGATTCGCGCGATCCACTGGGCGGCCCAGGTAAACCGGTGTGGGTCGAGGTTGTGAGCGTGTGGGCCAAGGCCACCAACAATCTTGCGGCAACGACAGAGGCGGTCGCCGCCGGCGCGGATCGCTACCGGGAGCAGGTTCGGTTCGATATCCGCCCCCGTGACGTTGATCCTCAGTGGCGGATCGTGTTCCGTGGGCGCACCTTCGATATCAAAAGCATCGCACCCAGCAACGACCGTAGTGAGGTGGCGATCATCGCCGTAGCGGGGTTGAGCAGTGACTGAGCAAGTGTCAATTCAGGGGCTGGATGGCCTGTTGCGCTCGCTGCGGGAAGCCCCCAAGGCGATCCAGGGAAGGGCGGTCCAAGCCGGCATGCGCAAGGGCGGCAACGTCATCCGGGACGACGCCAGGCGCCGCGCACCGAAAGCGTCGGGGTTCATGGCCTCGCAGATCGTCACCCGCCGGGCCAACTCCAAGAGCCGACAGCGCGCAGGTGTAGGCCAAGGCGGCGAGTACTTCACCGTAGGCGTTAAGACGGGGCGCCGCCGCAAGTACGCCAACACCAAGCGCAATCAACGGCGTGGGCGGACCGGTAAAACCTATGTCGATAGAGGCTGGGCCTACTACTGGCGGTTCATAGAGTTCGGCACCAAGAACATGCGGGCGTCTCCGTTCCTCACGCCAGCAGGCGAGGCCAAGGGCCCGGAAGCGGCTCAAGTGGTCATCGACGAGACCTGGGCGGCGCTGGACAAGCAACTGAAGAAGGATGGCTGGCGATGATGGTTCCCCTGATCCAATCGCTGCTGGAAGGCGATCCGACCGTCCGGCAGCAGCTCGGCGACCCCGTCCGCCTATTTCTGGGCAGTGCGCCCCAGAACACGCCGCTCCCTTACGCCACGTGGGAGGTGGTCAACGGCTCGCCAACCGCGATGCTGTCCGAGCCGCCGCCGGCTGACGGCTGGCGGGTCCGCATGACCGTATGGGGCGAGGTCCTCACCCAAGCCAACGGCGTTGCCGTCGCCATCCGCGATGTGGTGGAGCGCGTGGGCAGCATCGAGTCGTACAACCCGACGCCCGACAGCGACGGCACGGATGCGATAGGCATTTCGTTCGACGTGCGGCTCCTGCAGCTGCGCTGATCCACACAACGGCAACCCACCGGCCCCGCAAGGGGCCTTTTTCATGCCCGGCGACGGGCACAACGCAAGGAAACCCCTATGGGACAGGTAATCAAGTCGAAGCACTCCCAGTTGTTCGTCGCCACCGGTGCGGCTGAGGTCACCAAGGTGACCCGACTGCGTTCGGTTGGCTTCCCCGATGGCCAGGCGTCGGAGATCGATATCTCCGACTACGACGACGACTGGGACCAGTTCGTCGCCGGGCGCAAGCAGACCGGCAGCACCAGCATCGAGATTATTTACGACAGCGAAGATCACCAGAAGCTGGAAGAGCTGCACAAGACCGGTGCCGTCGTGAACTGGCTGGTGACCGCGCCGAAGTCGGAAACTGAAGGAGCGGCAAAGCCGGTCGCGGTCGCCGGGAAGATCACCCCGCCCACTGACGTGCTGTCCAAGCAGTTCGACGGCTTCGTCCAGAACTTCGCGGTGACCAGCCAGGACAACGACGTCTGGAAGGCCACGATCACCATCCGCGGCTCCGGCGCAGTCACTACCCACCGGCCTTCGGTGGGCGGCTGACCGTCGCAACGGCGTTCTCTCTCGGCCCGCTTCGGCGGGCCTTCTCTTTGACGGGGCGCGCGGATCCTCCGCGTGTTAGCCGTGCGCGGTCCGCGCGCCCTGTCGCCATTTAAGGAAACGGCCAATGAGCAAGACCAGCGAAACCACCGATACCCAGCCGCAGCAGCCCGTGAGCCTCCTGCAGTCCTTCACCGACCTGGGCATGTTCGCCTCCAAGGACGTGCACGCTGACGCGATCACCCTGCCGAACGGCGACAAGGCACAGTTCCACGTGCGCGAGCTGCCGGACGCGGAGTTCCGCAAGCTGTGGGGCGAGGGCGACCGCGCCAAGCTGATCGCGGCAACCATCTGCGACGAGGACGGCAAGCCGGTCATGAACGTGACGCAGGCCGCCCAGCTCAAGCCGCTGGTGGCTGCTGAGCTGCAGCGCGTGGCCATGAAGCACTCCGGGTTCGGCGACGACGCCGCCCAGGCGCAGGCCGACGCGGGAAACGGCTAAGGCAGCGTGGCGAGGACTGGTTCTGGAAGGTCCTCGCCGGTCACCTGCACCGGCCGGTTTCGGAGTTGCGGGCCACCATGTCACGGCGCGAGTTCCTGGAATGGTGGGAGTTCCACAAGCGGAACCCCATCGACCCTGTGAGCCTGCACATCAAGCCCGCTGCCTTCGCCGCGTACATCACCGCCTCGCACAGCCAGGGCGGGACCAAGCGCTCCTTTCAGCACTACCTCGACGCCCTCGTGCCACGGTCCGATGAGGACGAGGCGCAGGACTGGTTCGACGGACTGGGATGACCATGACCGACACATTCGGGCGGTTCGCCGCCACGCCCATTGGCCCGGTACTCGCTTCGCGAGATGGCGGGCTCACCCTGGCCACCACCGGCGCCACCACGCTGGCCAGTCACGCGCGTTCCGACTTCAGCCTTGATGCCGGGACGGCGGGCGTGGAGTTTGCTGTGTGGGGTGATGACGCCGTTGCAGCACTCGTAGGATTCGCCACCGGCCCGGCAGCGCTGAACAAGGCGCTGGGTGCAGACCTCGCCAGTATCGGCTGGGACCTCGCCGCCGGGCGGCTGCTGCAGGCAGGCGGTGCGATCGCAACGGGCCTTCCGACAGTGGCCCATGGCGACATTGTCGGGCTGCAGGTGGTGTTCTCGACCCCTCGCCAGCTGCGGCTCTACCTCAACGGCGCGCAGATCCTGGTGCGCGAGCTGCAATTGTCCGGTCCGCTGTTCTTCGCCGCTTCGCTGGGCGCTTCGAAGGCTGGCGGGCTCTGCCTGGCTGTCAATGCCGGGCAGTGGGGGCCGCGAAGCGAGGCGGCGGCCGCTGGCTGGCGGTTGCCCACTGCGTCCGTCAGTCCGACCCGGCTGGCCGACGTGGACTGGCTGTCCGCGCCCGGCGACAGCCCGGCCAATGCCCGTTACGAGGGATTGGTGGCCGAGGGCGTCAACCTGATTCAGGAGCTGGCGTTCTGGCCATGGGGCGGTGATCCGGTGTCCCAGACAGCGGCCGCCGAGTGCGTTGTGGTCGATGCGGAAGGACTGCTGGACGGGATGGCGGGCACTGGTGCCTCTGGCAGTTCGGTGCAGATCCTGCTGGCACCCGAGAGCGGCATGCGGGCCGACGCGGTCCCAGCCTTCCGTTGCGCGATCGAGCAGATCGAGATCAACGACGATGGCACCAAGACGCTGCACCTGCGCGATGCGCACGACTACCTGGACGAGACGATCAACCGCGGCGTGTTCCTGCCGAATGTCGCGTCACTGGCGTGGAAGCCCCAGCCGGTGGTGATTGGCGCGGTGGCCAGCATCCCGGCCATGGGCGCCAATTCGGACGCAACATCGATGTTCGTTGCTGACAGCCGGGTCTACGTCAATGCGGTGATGGACCGCGGCGACCTGATGGAGATCAACACCTACAACGAGGCGCCGGACGGGCAACAGCTGCTGCTGAAGTCGCCACCGGTGACGCCGGTCGTGGTTGACGCCTCCAGCATCGGCGCGGGCATGATGCCGGCGCGGCTGGAGCAGGCAGTGGGTGATGTGATGGCCCGGTTGGGCCGAGCGGCGTGGTCGGCCAGCGACTGCGCGGTGATCGATCAGGCCACGGGCTACATGGGGGTCGGTTACTACGCGGGCACAGCCATCACCGGCCGCGCGGCACTGAATTCGCTCCTGCCCAGCTACGGCGCCGGCTGCTATCAGGATCCTGCTGGCGTGTTGCGCTTTGTCCGCGTGACCGCGCCCGAGGCCCATGCCGGTGCGTTCGCCTTCGACCTGTCGGAGGATGATCTGGCGGCTGATCTGGTCATGGTGCCCGATGACGCTCCCAACCTGACCCGACGCATGGCCTACCGACCCAACGGCCAGGCGCTGGGCGCATCGGACCTGGTCACCGACGTTGTCGACGTGCCCCAGTCCCGACGCGACGAACTGACCGGCCTCTACCGGGGGCAGGTGTATGGTGCTGGTCCGCTGCATGCCCACTACCAGCGGGCAGAGGCTGCCGACCCGGTCATCTCGTTGTTCTGGCACGCGGCCGATGCGCAGCGGGAGATTGAGCGCGTCCTGGGCATGTACCAGGTGCAGCGCCACTTCTACCAGCTCGCCGTCCGTGGTGATCAGGAACTGGCGCCGCTTCCCGGGCAGATCGGCCGGCTTACCTACGGTCGATACGGCCTCGAGGACGGCAAGCCGGTGCTGGTGCGTCGGGTAGAGCGCAACCCAGCCACGGGGGACGTGGTGCTGACGGTGTGGGGCTAATCCACTTCCCGGATCATGTCCTCCAGCTGGCCCGCAAGATAGGAAATGTCGGCAGACGGGCTGTATAGCCCACTGGCCCATTGGGACGGTGGCGCGTTCGTTCGCAGCGAGAAATTTGCTGATGCCTTGCTCACGGCCGGTTCGTAGAACGCGTCTTCCAGCCGGGTGAGCCGACGCTTGGAGCCATCGATCGTCCCTGTGGATGCGCGTTGCTTGAGGTGGGCTTTCAGCTCAATCAGGCGCTGCCTGTACTGATCGAGTTCATCCGCACTCAATGCACGATGGCGATCGCCTGCGTCAGCCAGTTCCTCAAACTCTGCATGCACTCGTTGCAGCTCGGCCAGCAAGCGCTGCGCCTCTTGGAGATTAAAAGTGTCCATTCAATTCGATCCTGAAAGCGGCCTCGTCCGTGTTGAAATCAGTGTGCGCGGCGGGGAGGCCGACGATCTCAACCGGCACCTGGCCTCGGGCGCGCTGCACACGCTGGAGTCTATTGCCGGTTTGGATCAGGGGCCTGTGAGACGGCGGCTGATCGACTGCTTGGGGCGGCAGGTTCGGTCGCTGAAGCGTAACGAGGATGAAGTTCGCACAGCGAAGAAGGCAGGGGCCCCGTGCTGATCGGATACGGCATGCCGGCCGTTGCGACGGTCACCCTCACGGGCGCCACGTGGCTCAGTGCGGACCAGGGCTCGGCGCTCTTCGACGGCAAGCCTGGCAGGTCCTCTCGGATCCGGCGCACAAGCTCGCTGGCGATCACGATCACCCTGGCCGACGCTGTCGTCCCGGGGATCATCGCGATTCTCGGCCTCAACATCCCGCCCGGCGTGCAGGTCAGCGCTGCCGGCGCGACCGGGACCACTGTGCGTCTGCCCGACGGCAGCGTCTGCGCCTGGCTGTTCCCGCAGGCCGGCGCCCTGGTCTCGGTGGTGTCCGTGGAGATCGCCACCACTGCCACCAACGTGGACGTGGGCGAGATTGCGATCTTCCGGGCGGTGGACGTTGGTATCAAGGACGGCTGGGCCGTGGCCACTATCGACGCCAGCGTTCATGCCCGGACCAAGGGCGGCCAGGTCAATACGGTTCCCGGGGCGCTGTACCGCCGCCTGACCTGCACGCTGTCGGGCCGCTCCACGCCGGTTGTGCGCGGCAACGGCCTCGGCGGCATGGATTGGGAGACGATCGGGGCTGCACTCTCGGGCCGGCGGCGCTCCTGTGTCGTGCCCCAGTACCGGGATATGGTCACGAAGGCGTTCGATCCAGCACTGGCGGCGCGGTCCGCGCTCTATGGCTTCTCGACCCAGCTACCCAGTCCCGAGAACATCAGCCGGCAATACTTCTCGGGATATATGGAGTTCGAGGAGGTGCCGGCGTAGCGGTTTGTTGCGGCCCGGGGAGAATGCGAGAATCCTCGAAGGACACTGATACGAGGATCGCAATGAGAACCCCAATGACCCTGGCCACGGTCGCCATTGCACTTGCTGCCGGAGTTCTCCTCGTGTCCTGCGGCGGCGTTCCACCCGAACAACTTGCGTATCGGGAGGCGAGCAAGAATTGCCGCCAGTGGATCAAGGAGTCTGCCAAGAATCCATCCTCTGCCAAGATCCCCGATCCGAGTTCGGTACACCGCGCAGGTGACCAAATAGAAGTCCTGTGGGGGCATGGTGATGGTTTGACGCTGATGAACGGGTTTGGTGCAAACGTAGACACGACCGCACGATGCGTCATGTCTTTGGACGGCCATTTCCTGAAAGAGCTGGTAATCAATGACGAAGTAATCCGACGATCATCCCCCAACTGATCGTTCGCCAATAGGAGCCGCCCAACAGGGCGGCTTTTTTCTTGTCGGCCCGCCATGTGCGGGCCTTTTTTGTGGACGATGGCATGAGCCTTTACACACTTACCGTAGACCTGTTGCTTAAGTCGGGCTCCTTCGAGCGAGATAGTGGTAAGGCCGCGCGCGTGGTCAAGCGCGACATGGAAACCATTCAGTCGTCCATGTCTGACGCCACCCGCCGCGGCGCGGATGAGGTATCTGCGGGCTTCCGGCGCGTGGCGATCGAAGCCGTGGGGATGACCTCTGCACTGGCAGCAGTAAAGGCGGTCATTGGCAAGGCCGATGAGTGGACCAACCTGAACAACCGGCTCCGTCTTGTAACCAAAGACCAGGCGGCGTTCGTTGCTGCTCAGCAGGACGTGGTCCAGATTGCGAAGGCGACGCGGCAGCCTTTGGGGGCAACAGCCGAGCTCTATCAGCGAATCGCCATGAATCAGGACGCGCTGGGCCTGTCCGGCGCCGGCCTGGCGCGCGTGGTTGAGACCATTAGTAAGACGATGGTGATCAGCGGCAGCAGCGCTGCAGCCGCTGAAGGAGCGCTCATCCAGCTGGGGCAGGCGTTCGCTTCCGGTGCATTGCGCGGCGAGGAACTGAATTCAGTTCTTGAGGGCGCACCGGCGCTGGCCCAAGAGATTGCCAAGGGGCTAAACGTCCCGATGGGTAAGCTTCGCGAGCTGGGGCAGGCCGGCAAGCTGAGCGCCGACCAGGTCATCAAGGCCCTGGAGCGCCAAGCGGGCGCTGTTGACCAAGCCTTCGGAAAGATGGACGTGACCGTAGGGCAGTCCCTGACCCTACTCAACACCAACCTATCGGAGATGATCGGCCGCGCCGACGACGCCACTGGCGCGTCTCAGGCGCTCGCTGCAGGCATTGGCTTGCTGGGTAGCAACCTTCAGGCGGTCGCTGTTGCCAGTGCAGCAGTTGCCTCGGGGCCTCTGCTGAAGGCCCTTCTCGCGCGGGTCGCGGCAGCGAACGCCGGGGTAGCCGCCGATAGGGCAGCTGCCGCTCAGAATCTGGCTGCTGCACAGCAGCTCGAGCTACGGACCCGTGCAGCTATGCTCGATGCGGAGGCGGAGGTGCGCCGCGCTGCTGCAATCGGAGGTAGCGTATCGGTGAGCAGCAAGGCCGCCGCAGCGACGCTGGAGCACCGGCAGGCGACCCTATTGCTGGCTCAGGCGCAAACGCAGGCTGCAGCTGCCAATGCCGGATGGCTGGCGCGTGCTGGGTCCTCGACTCTCGCCATGCTGGGCGGTCCGGCGGGCATTATCACGATGCTGGCAACCGCCGCAGCTGGCTGGTTGATCTTCCGGGATAACACCAATACTGCAGCGGCGGCGCTCATTGACTTCGGCGGAGCGGCCGATACTGCGATCGAGAAGTTTCGCTTGCTCAATCGGCAGCAGCAGGCTGGCGAGATTCTCCGCTTGCAGAAGGAGATCGACGCGAACTACCGCACCATCACGGGGTCCATCACCGAGATGGTCGCAGCGGCCACAAACTTTGCCACTGCTGGCCAGGCGTCTGCATTCATTCAAGAAACCGAACGCCTGGATTCCGCATTCAAGGCGGGGAAGATCAGCGCGGATGAGTTCGCGAGCAGGCTAGACGCGGCGTGGAAGGCAATGATCGAAGGCTCTCCGGCGGCTGCAGCGGTGGCCAAGAGCCTCACGGAAGAGACCGCCGCCGCTGCGACTGCCGGTAGGGAGGTCGATCGCAAGCGGGCGATCTTGGATGCGTTCACTGGCAGCAGCACTCAAGCGAAGGGTGCCACCGACGCGCTGTCGGGCTCCTTCAATGCACTGGGGGACTCGGCCGGCGCTGCTGGGAAGCGGATCGCGTCGGCGATGCAGTCGCTGCCTGGCCAGCTGGCGCGCGTTGGCAAGAGCGCGGCAGAGGTGGCAAAGCTGGACGTGGGCGACTGGTTCAAGGAGGCCCAAGCCAGCGGCGTCGACTTCTCCAAGCGCGACGACCCGAAGGTCAAGCAGTACCTTGAACAGGGCGCCCAGTACATCCGGCTGCAGACCGAGCTGGCCGCGGCGCAGAAGAACTTCACCGAGTCGCGCAAGGCTTCGTCGGCCGCAGAGCGTGCGGGCGCGAAGGACCGCAAAGCCGACGCGGAGGCAATCAAGCGCTACGGCGAGCAGGCGGCGATGGCTGCCGCGACCATGGCTGGCCCGCTGGCTGAGGCCACCGAGCGCCAGAAGCAGCTCGAGGACAAGCTGAAGGAAGCGCTCAAGGAAGGGCGCATTGAGCGTGCCGCGTACAACACGCTCGTGCTGGAGTCGCAGAAGGCGTTGGAGCAGTCCAGCGCTGAGATCAAGAAGGCCCTGGCCAGTCCGGAATCGCTGCTGGCGACCATGGACGCCGAGGTGGCCATGCTCGGCAAGGTCGGGCGTGCGCGAGAGCTGTCGCGCCGGCAGATGATGAACGAGCGCGACATGCGGCAGGAGCTGCAGAGGGCCGTGGAGGCGGCAGGCAGCAAGGAGGAGCTGGCCAGGAGGAAGGGCGTTGCCTCATATGAGGCGTATGAGCAGTCCATGCTTGCTGCGGCTCGCGCCTCGGCCGATCTGTCGCTGCGGGTGGAAGAGGCTGCAGCGAACGTAGAGGCATGGGCCAACGTGCTGGTGTACGGCGTCGGCGATGCCGCAGACGCCATGGCGGACTTCGTTGCGGGCGGCATGCGCGACTTCGACAACCTGTGGGACGACCTGAAGGACGCCGCCAAGCGCGGCCTGCGCGATCTCGCTCGCGAGTTCCTGCAGCAGAAGCTGGTGATCCCGATCCAGACGCAGATCCTCAACGGGATGAGCGGTCAAGGCGGTGGGCTGAACCTGCAGAGCTTGATGGGGTTGTTCGGCGGCAACGGCTCGGCGGCCGGCGGGCAGAACCTGAGCACGGTGGCCGGCCTGCTCTCCAAGGGGCAGGGTCTGTTCGGCTTCGGTCGCTCGGCCGGTGCCGCGGCGGGCACCCTTACCGGCTTCGGCGACGTGACCAGCATGGCCGGGATGACCGGTTCCAGCTTCTCGGGCCTGATCGGTGGTGGCAGTGCCGGCGCTGGTGCTGGTGCAGGAGCTGGTGCGGCCGGCTCGGCGGCTGCGGCGGTGCCGATCATCGGCTGGATCGTGGCCGGCATGATGAAGAACGCCCAGCTGTTCGATCAGGGCTGGAACATCGCCAACGGTGAGAGCTGGGCCGGCAAGATCGCCACAGCCGGTGCGGTGGGGCTGGCCGACAAGGGGTTCCGTGCCCTGGGCTTCAACGACAAGGTCGCGTCGATCCTGTCTGGCTCCAGCATCCACGCCAAGCTGTTCGGCCGACAGGCGCCCAAGGTCACAGGCCAAGGCATCACCGGCAGCTATGGCTTCGGCGGCTTCGACGGCCAGAGCTATGCGGATATCAAGGCCAAGGGCGGCCTGTTCCGCAGCGACAAGAAGTGGACGCAGTTCGGCGCGCTAGATCCGGGCATCGATCGCACGTTCGATATGGCGGCGCGGCAGGTGCGTGGCGCGGCGACCGATCTGGCCAAGCAGTTGGGTGTGGACCTGACCCAGAAGCTCGGCAGCGTGCGGGTAGACCTGGGCAAGCTCCAGTTGTCGGCGGACTCCACCGAGGCCAAGGCGCAGCTGGAGGCTTACCTCGCCGACATGACCAATCGGTTGTATACCGAGGCGGTAAAGGCGGCGGGGTTCGGTGGCCAGCTCGACGGCTACTTCGAGTCGGCGGACGTGTTCACCGCGCTCAGTGCGTCGATCGCGCTGGCAGTGGGCAATGCCGATGAGCTGGGCCGAGCACTCAACGGGCTGGAGGTCGACAAGGTCAACAAGGCGGTCGACTACTTCCAGGACCTGGCAGGCGTCGCCGGCACGGACTTGGCCACCCAGGTGCAGAAGGTGACCGGGCTGCTCGGCAACTACGCCAGCCTCATGGCCGACGTGAGCACCCAGCTGATGACGGCCAACCTGACGCAGTACCAGTCGCAGGCGCTGTCGATCGAACGCACCTACCGCCAGCAGGTGAAGTCGGCCAACGACTACGCCAAGGCGCTTGGCTTGTCCGGCGCCCGCGCGGAAGACCTGGCCAAGATCGAGGCGCTGCGTGCCACCAACATGGGCAAGCTGCAGGTGCAGATCGACAAGGACAAGAAGGCCATGCAGTACGGCCTGTCGATCAGCGATCTTTCGCCGCTGACGGACCAGGAGAAGCTGGGCGAGGCGATGAAGGAGCTGGAGCGGGCCGTGTCCGGTGGCGACACCAGCGCCGCACAGGCGGCCGCTCAGGCCGCGCTGGGCTTTGGTCGGAACCTCTACGCCAGCGGGCAGGACTACAACAGCCTGTACGGCCGCGTGACGGGCCTGATCGATGGCATGAAGGTCGGTGACCTCGACCAGCAGGACGGCACCAGCATGGGGGCGCTGGCAGACGCCATCGAGGCGCTGCCGGACAACTTCAGCCGGGCCGTGTTCGACCTGGTCGTGAACAACGACGCTCAGACGCAAACCACTGCCGCAGTACAGCAGAGCAACGCTCTGCTCGCCGAGCAGAACCAGCTGCTCCGCCAACTCGTGTCTACCACTACCCAGGGCGTACGCAACGCCAGCAGTTCAGCGCTGCGCGAAGCACTCAACGCGAGGTAATCAGCAATGCAAGCAAGGAAACTCACGCTGGTGGAAATCGGCGTGCGCGGGCTGCCGTCCGCGTCTCCGGTCGCACCGCGCTTTTCCACGTGGTTCCCGGTGCCCTTCAAGGCGCCGGACGTGCCGCCGGCGAACGGGGTCAGCCCCACGCCGGTGGCCGATGGCGTGGTCCTCGAATGGGACGCGGTTGATCTGGAGGGCGTGATCTACGTCATCTCGCGCAGCGAGAGCCAGGACGGCCCTTGGACGGAGATCCACCGCACCACCGAGACGCGGTACGTCTATAGCGACGGCAGCGGCAAGACGTGGTGGTTCCAGATCACCCCGACCGTGCGCGGCAAGACCGGCACCGGAACCGTGGTGGGCGTTGTTCCGCCCACCACCTCCAAGGACCTGGCCGAGCAGCAGGCCAAGCTGGCGGCGGAGATCAGCGCCCGCATCCAAGCGATCGCAGACGAGGCAGCGGCGCGCGCCGCCGGGCTGGCGCAGGCGGCTCAGGACTTGGTCGCCGAGGCGCTGCTGCGGCAGCAGGGCGTGACCGAAGCCATGCAGGCGATCAGCGCTGAGGCCCAGGCGCGGATCGACGGGCTCCTGAACGAGAAGCTGGCGCGCGAGGCGGCGATCAGCCGAGAGGAGCAGTTGCGACAGAGCGCCGTTGAATCGTTGGCGCGCGCGGTATCGGAGGTCGCTGCCGGTAGCGGGACGCAGTTCGACAGCATCAAGCTCTGGCCGTTCAATCAGACCATTGAAGGGTGGACCGGCAACGGCGCGCCGACGCTCGTAGACGGCTGGCTGCGGCCCGCCAACCATGCCACCGCACCGTGGGTGCAGTCGCCGGTGGCCTTGGCCGTAGACGGCAGCGCGTACCGCTTCGTGAAGCTGCGCGTGAAGCGCGTTGGCTCGCCGACGTGGAGCGGTTTCCTCCAGTGGATCACGACCACGGACCAAGCATGGAACACGCAGAAGCGTGTGGCCATCCAGGAACCGGCGTGGGACGTGAACGGCGTGGCCACCGTCGACGTGCAGGACATTGCCTGGTGGCCGGCCACGGTGGATGCGATTCGCCTGCAGCTGGGGTCGGCGCAGACCGTCGCCAACTACTACCTGATCGACTACATCGCCGTCGGGCGCCCGCAGCCTGGCGCTTCGGTGGCGTTGGTGCAGGAGGAAACCCAGGCGCGCATCACCGCGGATGCCGCCGAAGCCCTCCAACGCAACACGCTGGCCGTTCAGATGCGGGGCAGCTACACCGGAACGGATCCGCTGCAGCTGACCGCAGGGTTGGCCTACGAGGAGCTGAAAGCCCGTGTGGCTGCGGACTCGGCGCAGGTGCAGCGCATCAGCACGATGGAGGCCCGCATGCCGGCCGGTGCGGGTTCGCTGGCAACTGCGGCATCGGTGACGGCGCTGCAGGAGGCGACAGCCACCACCACAAGCGCACTGGCTCAGTCGATCACGACGATCAATGCCACGTTGCCAGCGATGATCTCGCAGGGCAGCAACATGGTCCTGAACGGTTCGTGGCAGGCAGGCAAGGACGTGGGCTGGACCTACGACCCGGGTGCAACCGGCACCAGTTGGCCGGCGGCGGAGGGGCGTGCCGGTGGCATGTGCGTGCGCTTCGATCCCGGGGCCATCCGGCAGAAGGTTGCGTATGCCAATGGCCGCACCACGATTTCGACGAGCCCCGGCAAGAAGTATCGCTATAGCTGCTGGTATCGCAGCACCCCAGACTTCAATGGCACGTCAGGCAACAGCAAGATGCGACTGGCAAACCAGAATGGGGAGCTGATCGGGGGTGCAACGTTCTTCGTCGCAGACAAAGCTGCCTGGACCTACCTCAGTGCCGTGTACGCGATACCGGACAACACGTCGATCACCGGACTGCAGTTAGGCATCTATGCCGACAACACTGCGGGTACGTTGTGGGTTGACGATGTTGTGCTGGAGGAAGTGACCGAGCTGCTGGCGAACGCCCAGGCAATTTCTGACCTCAGCACGAAAGTGACGCAGCAGGGCGAGACGATCACCTCTCAGGCTGGGCTGTTGACGGCGCTTCGCAGCGACCTGACCAACGTTTCCGGCAAGACCGATGCTAACACCGTGGCGCTGACCCAGCTGACCTCGCGCACTACTGCGGTCGAGGGCCAGGTGGAGACGGTGGGCACCAGCGTAACGAAGCTGGAAGGCCAGATCCAATCTGTCGGCGGCGACAACCTGCTCTGGAACAGCAGCATGGAAGACGCCCCGGTAGCCACCGCGGCCCCAACCGGTTGGAACCTGGAACGTATCCGCAGTGACGTGGGTGGGACCTTCTCCTACGTCGACTCGTCGCTATCCGGTGGCGGCAAGGCGGTGCGGCTCGACTGGACGGCTGTGAACGCCAAAGACTGGGTCGGCCTGAACCGTGCCGGTCCAGGCTCCAACTACGTGAAGGTGGATCCGAACACCGACTACACGCTTTCCTCTTGGGTGCGCGGCGCTGTAGGAACGAAGGCCCAACTCTACGTTCAGTGGATGAACGATTCGGGCGGAACGGTGTTGGGTACGGTGACCCTGCCGGAAGTGGTCATGACCAGCCAGTGGCAGCGGCTGATTCTGCCCGCGCGCTCTCGCGGCGATGCCGTACGTGCTCGCGTCTACGTGGGCCGGCAGTTCGCAGACCAGGCGGGGTCGTACTGGCTCGAAATCGACAACGTGCAGTTCCAGCGTGGGTTGGTGGCCACCGAGTACCGCCCGAGCGGTCAGGAGGCGATCAACGTCACGACGCAGAACGTGTCCGCTGTTTCCGGCCTGACCACCCGCATGGTCAACGCCGAGAACAAGGCGACCTCGCAGGCGGACCAGCTGACCAGCCTCACGGCGTCGGTGAACGCGGGCTTCAACCGTGGCGACAGCATCAACACCAACTCCGCTTTTGACGGGTCTGCACAGCCGTTCGCGCTTGACGGGGCGGTGGAATGGGTAAGCGGCGGGGGACAGGTCGGGTCTGCAATCCAGATGACCCACGTGGCGGGAGCGACGAACCCAGCGGTGCGAGCTAACCGTGGCGCCTGGTCTCCACTCCGGGCGGGTACTGGACGGCGCATGCGTACCGTCATCGTGGCACGCGCCACGTCGGGTTCCATTTCCTTGACAGCGCGATGCCGTGTTCGAACGGGAGGCGTGGCGGGCGAGGGCAACAACGACCAGACGACGCCCGTTCTGACTACTGCCTGGCAGCGGTTCGCTTTGGAACACCCCATTGGTGATGACCGTACCGAAGTCATGTCCCACGTGTGGGCAACTAACCGGGGAACCGGAACCGCTGTGGTGCTGGTGGATCGCATTGAGTTCTACGACGTGACGGACGAGCTGCTGATCAGCGCCAACGCATCAGCGACGGCAGGCCTGACCACGGCGGTGAACCAGCAGGGCAGCAAGCTGGACGCGACTGCGCAGGACCTGGTTAGCCTGAAGACGCAGGTGGGTGATGTGTCGGCCAGCGGCTTCAACCAGCTGAAGACGCAGGTAACGCAGCAGGGTCAGACGCAGGCGTCGCAGGCGCAGCAGATCACGGGCATCCAAACCTCGCTCGGAGGTAAAGCGGACGCTGCGGTGGTGCAGCAGATGGAGGCGAGCATCGGGGTCACCGGTGGCTCGCCCAACTTACTGCGCAACGCTGGGTTCACCAGCTTTGACGGTTGGGACGGATGGTACTCACCTGGCAACATCGGGATCGGTGCGAAGTACCCGGCGCACTCCACCACTGACGGCGGTATCCCGTGGGGCATGTGGGGGCTGATCTTCGTGGGTGCGAACGGAGCAGGTAACGCCCTGGTGTGGCAGCAGGACGTACCGATCGAGGCTGGCAAGGACTACATATTCTCGACCTATGGCAGCGGGAGCATGTGGGGTCTAGAGCTGGTGATGGTGTTCCTCAACGCCAGTGGCAATAGTGTCGGCGAGGCCCGCTGCCCTATGGTGAAGCCGCTGCCAGCTGGCGGTAACACTCTATCCGGCTATGCACGCCTTTGGGTTCGCGGTAGGGCACCGAGCGACGCCGTCGCGGTTCGCCCGCACTTTGTTTACTCGGTGGGGCCTGGCGAGACCGGAGGATTTATCCGCATCGTGCAGCCGCAGCTGGAAGCGGCGACGCCGGGTCAGACGGGGCCGAGCGCGTTCAACATCGGCGGGATGGAATCGAAGGCTTCCTGGAACGTGAGCGTTCGGTCAGATGGCAAGGTCGCAGGGGTGAGGCTTGCGACGAACAACGGCGTCAGTGCTTTCGACGTGGTGGCCGACATGTTCAGGGTGTCATCTTCGGGCGCCGGTCAGCGGACGGAGTTCAGCGACGGTCATTGGCGTTGCTTCTACCCGAATGGGCAGCTCGCCACACGTGTGGGTTATTGGCCGTAGCGGACCGGCGGGAGGCGCATAGGCCCTCCCGCCAATCAACAAAGGAGCAGACACATGCCTGCAGGTATCCAGACTTTCAACCCTGACGGGTCGTTGGAGATTGATTACACGACCCGCTTGGGGTTGTTCATCGGCACGGTTCAGACCGATGCCGTGCACGGTAATTCGACTTGGGTGGGACCGCTGCCACCTGGGGATTTCCTCTTCTATGTTGTGCCTCCGCCGGCACAGCCTGGCCGCACGCCAACCGTTTGGTACTCGGATGGCCGGGTCTACTGGGGAACGGATGTGGATGCCAACGGACAACCAGCCTTCTCCCTGGTCCCGGCAACTGTGCTTTACGGAGTGCACTGATATGCCGGCAGGCTTTGAGGCGTACACCCCATCTGGAACAGTGCAGGTCCGCAGCGATCTGCTCAACTTCCATCTGCGCCACAAGTGGGATTTTAACGAGGCGGGAGCCGTTGCGTACCAAGTGTCGGGGATCGTAGTAACGCGATACGTCACTCGTGACTTCCAAGCCAAGAGCCCCGTAGTTGCGGTCACCGGTCCGAACAACAACTTCGGGCTCAGCGTGATTCTGACCAATCTCGGCGGCAACAACTGGCGAGTGTCGGCCTACACGGGCTCATCGATTGTGTTCGGCACGGTGTGGGTATACGACTCGGTTGTGACTGGAACGCCGGGCAAGACCGGGATCGAGGTCTACCGAGAGCACACCGGCGAGCTGGCGTTCGCTTCCTGGGCAAAGCCCCTTCGCATCGTAGGCGTGACAACTGCCCCGTTCGGGGCGGCAGAGGGTGCCTACGTGCAGGTCCCGGCTGGTCGGCGCTACGCGGTGATCTCGTCTCGTTCGTGTCAGCGGATTGAGCGTGGCGTGGGCTTCCGCCTGACCGGGCCGCAGGGGGATGGGACCGGTGGGGGAAGTTCGGGGCGCTTCTACTACGCCGGCGCTGCCGCTTTGATCCCCCAGTCCGACAACGCTACGCAGTTCAGCGCATCCGGCCACTTCGTACTGATCGACGTGACCGGCCACTGAGCCGCAGCGTCACGACGAATGAACGTCGGGGCGTGTCAGATTGCGCCCATGTGCTATTCCGCCCAGATCACCGCCGCCTATCAGAAGCTGGTCCGGATGACCGGCGCCACGCTGTCGCTGC